GTTCATAGAATGTATTTAGACGAATACGCTGACTTCCCAAGAGATATTTGGACTAAGGTATTAAGACCGATGCTTTCAACAACCGCTGGTAAGGTTTGGTTTGTAGGCACTCCCAAAGGGATGGGCAACGACTTGTACGATAAGTTCTTTGCAGACGAGCCTGACACAACCAAATTCAAGATACCAGCTATTAAGAACGGAATCCCGACAAGCGCCTATGCCAACGCAGAGGAGCTTAAACAGGCTGAGGAGACGCTACCCAAAGACGCTTTTGATCAAGAGTATTTAGCAGAATTTACACGACCGTCAGGAACAGTCTATTCGGACTGGCCATTAGAAAACTTTAAGGAGGTTAATTATGACAACCAACTCCCTCTTCATATCTCGCTTGACTTTGGGATTAACGATCCGACCAGTGTTATATGGATTCAACAAACCGGATCAGAGTACAGAGTTATTGATTACTACGAAGCGTCAAACGCCAATATTGAACATTTCATCTCGGTTATACAAAGTAAACCGTATAAACAAGCGGAACTCTACACTGGTGATCCAGCTGGAAAAGCAAGGACTCTTACAACGGGAACTTCTGCGATTGAGATTATGGCATCTAAAGGCATACACATACGCACTAAAGACGGAGTTCGGATACCCGATCAAATTCGTGCTACACACGGACTAATCAAATCACTCTTTGTCTCCAACAAATTAACTCGCTTTAGGGATTGCCTCTTAAACTACCGCTACCCGACAATCAAAGAAACCGCCCGAAACCAAGAGAATGAAATACCTATCCACGATGAATTTAGTCACGCTATGAGGGCTTTGGAATACTACGCTGTGAACATTAAAGATGTGCGCGCGAAGCCCAAAAAGAAGATAATTGGCTATACCGGTGGAGATTCGATAACTGGCTATGGAAGGACGCCAATATGGGGATAGTTGACGAAATCCTAAAAGAGATTTATGCCCGGACTGATAAAATGCTCTGGCACTTAGCACAGACTTTCAATATCCCCGGCTATGACGCAGACGACCTGATGCAAGAGATGAGAATAAAGATCTGGAAAGTGATTGAGGAGAATAAATACGACCCCGAGATATGCAGTGAGACCACCTTTTTTTACAGAGTATGCAAACACCACCTAATAGACCTAAACAAGGCTAAGATATACAGATACTGCAACACGCCCAAAAAGGACAGACACTATCGCGATCCGCTAGACAAAACCAATGTTAGGTTCTCTGAGGTTGATGAGTTAGGATGTATCCCCAAAGACTTCATAGACCACTTCAGCGAGGAGTTCAAAGACGAGTTTTTTTAATTAACATAAGCAAGGAGAAAGAATGGCAAAGAAAAAGAAAAGTGAGTTAATGGCGCTTAAAGCAGACGATTTCGCGAAAGTTATTAAGTCGAGGTTGGTTGAGAAGTATGCAGATGATGCGATTAGCTTGATAGAGGACACCAAGAAGCTAAAAAAGAGTTACGAAAAGTTTCAAAGCTGGGTTGACAGAGTTGAGGCTGGCGAGTTTGTTGCTATCGAGGAATATAAGAAACAGAGGGCTAAATTACAAGAGATAGATGACTATGAGGTGGAGTAACTATGGCGACTTCATTTATTCCGTCTTATAGCGTTGACAACTTCCTAAGGCGCAAACTAACGATAACACAGATGGTTTTGGGCGTTAAAAGATACAGGCGAATTTCGCGCGCGCCTACTATATGTGGATCCTATGCTCGGTTCTAATTAAAGCGAGATTTCTTTTAATTCGTATCACTTAGTGAATACCAGTAGCTAAGGACATATGAAAAAAGAAGAAATACTAAAGTCTAGAATACAACTCGGAATTAACAATACTAAAAACAAGTTTAAGGTTTTTAATAATTGTGATGCTGTTTATCACGGATCGGGCAAAGAGCAGTTTACCAACTCAAAGATTTACAACCCCTATTCGTGGTCAAACATCGAGACAATCGTGCCTCGTATGGTGGCACAGCGACCAAGTGTTGAGTATAAGCCTCGTGAGCCACAGGATGAGATGTCAAGTGATATTCATACGGCTTTGTTCGAGTATTGGTGGAGCAAAGACAAAGCCTTTGAGAAGGTTGTCAGCTGGATTAAGAACGCCCTAATCTACGGCACTGGCATCGCCAAACTCTACTGGAAGAACACAGAGAGAGAAGTTACATCCTACGAGTTCGACCAGATGGGCAAACCTCTGATTGATGAGAACGGCGAGTTCGTTACTAAAACCGAGACAATTACCGAAACAGACGACCCTTGTATGGAGGTGGTAAACCTTTATGACTTCTTTGTTGACCCCGAAGCTACTGACATACAAGATGCAGAGTGGGTTATCCACAGGTATTACAAGTCATTAGCGGAGCTGGAAGAAGAAGGTTCTGGATATTACGAGAACCTTAAAAAACTAAAGAGATACATTTCAAAGATAGAGAAATCCCCGGAAGAAACAGAGCGCCACGAATTAGCCTTCGGACATAGGGGGGAGCAAGACGACACGGTAGATAAGATTGAGATATGGGAGATGTGGGATAGAGACGGTTTAACTGTAATGGCGGCTGGCGAGGTAGTAATCCGCGAACAGTCTAATCCCTTTTGGCACGGACAGAAACCGTTCATTGCGCTCAAAGATTCAATCGTCCCGCACGAGTTTTATGGCAAGGGCGAAATAGAGCCGGTAATCAAGTTACAACACGCCTTAAACACAATTCAAAACCAGATAATGGACAACCGCACTCAGACCCTGATGAATATGTGGAAGGTAACAGGTGAAAATGTCGATGAATCGGAGCTTGTATTTAGACCTAACGGAGTAATACACCTATCGAGTGAATACGAAAAGGTTGACCCGATTGTGCCACCTGATTTGACAGCTAACGCGCAAAAAGACCTATCGCTTATCAAATCAGATATTCAACAGGCGCTTGGGATATACGATTATACAAAGGGTGCTGATTCTGGAACGAATAAAACTGCTACCGGTATTTCGTTGATTCAAGAGGCAGCTAATGCCAGATTTAACCACAAAATACAGTTACTTGAGGAAGCGCTTAAAACGCTCGGAGAGATGGTTCTAGCTCTTTACCAACAGTTTATCACCGATGAAAAGGTGTTGAGAGTAGTGGGAAAGAGAGGCGAAGAGTTTGTTAGAGTAATCCCCGCCGAAATTGCTGGTCAATATGATTGTGTTCCCGAGGCAGGTTCAACGCTTCTAATAGATAAACAGAAAGAGCGTGAAGACATTATGCAGCTCTACTCTGTCTTTGCGCAAGAGCCATTTGAGAACCTAAAAATGGAGCTTAAACGCAAGATATTAGAGAAGTTCGGTATGGAGGCGCTAGAAGATGCGCTAGACCAAGATATCGAGGAGTGGCAACAGAAGATGCTCGCCACACAAGAGCAAGAAGCTGCTATGGCGGAAGAACAAGCAGTTCAAGCAGTTATGGAACAGCAAATGGCAGAAGAACAAGCGATAGAAGCTATTTCCCAAGAAGAGAATCAGATTAAAGAGGCAGAGGCGGAGGAAATCAAACAGCAAAGGGAGAACGCAAGATATTAGAGAAGTCTTGAAAAGATCGCCGCTTCAAAAGGATTCGTATAACTTAATGAGGCAAGGTGGAATTAAAAGAATTATCCAAAAAATACAACCGGGCAAAAGCGTATAAGGACGGGATGAAAACCCCGTTCTTCAAGGAATTAAAAAGGAAACTAGAAGCAGATATCGACTTGGTTACTAAAATAGCTATCTTGCCCGGACTGGATAACGAACACGACGCCTTAGTGGAAGCTAGAGCCAAGAAAAAGATTTTATTATTCATTGAAGATCAAGCTAAACTAGCCGACAGATTAAAGGAAAAACTTAAAGATTAAATCTTGGGGGGCGAAGAGTTTGTCCTTGCCTTGCCTCCCAACAATCTAATTTCGAGTCGATACTCGTTAAAAGCGAAAGGAAAGTATGGAAGAAAACGAAAGCGTAGAGGTAGAAGAAACTACCGAGGAGTCGCAACCTGAAGAAAACACCGAGGAAGCCGAAGCACCCGAAGTGGAGGAATCCACCGAGGAATCGTCTGAGGAGACGGAAAACACCGCTGAAGCAGAGGCGGAGGAGCCCAAGAAAGAATCAAGGGCTTCGCAGAGGATTAGGGAACTAGTCGCTCAAAAGAAGGCACTTGAGGCCCAGTTGCGGAATCGAGAGCCTGAGATAGAGGGAGTTGACGAAACAGGTATTGACCCAAACAAGTTCGCAGCCTCATTGAGTAAACGGACTGCCAGTTCAGCCCAAAAAGTGGCACAAGAAACTTTAGAATATTATAGAGCCGAGCAGGACTTTCCAGTAGTGAAAGATAACACCTTCGTTCGCTCGCGTGCCGGTGAATTGGTAGATCAGGGATTCAGCCCCTACCAAGCAGCAGAAATTGCGGCTCTGGAGTGGCAAGAAACCACAGGACAAGAGACTCGCAAGAAAGCTACCTCGAATCTCAAGCAAAAATCACAGATACCTTCGGCAGGCAAGAAGCAATCAAGCTCTAGTGGATTTACTAGAGCCGAGATCGCCAAGATGTCCCCGCAGGAGTATGTGAAAAACGAAGCCGCAATTCAAGCGCAATTAGAAAAATATGGGCCAGACAGTTTTGAATAATTAGAAGGAAAAGAAAATGGCCACAAATATTACAGCAACAATGGCTGCTTATGGACAATTTATACCTGAAATATTTAGTAAGGAAATAATTGTCGCCAGAGAGAATAACCTAGTATTAGCAAACTTGGTTGAGAGATACGACTCAGATGTTAAAAATTCAGGTGATGTTATCCGCATCCCAAATCTTTCAGCTATTACCGCCACATACAAAGTTGAAAATGTAGATGCAGCTCAATCAGCTACAACTGAGACATCTTCGACTATCACTATCAACAAACACGCTGTTGCTAGGGTTACCATTGAAGATATGGCAGCTATTCAATCTCACATTGATTTGAGAAAGAAATACACTGAGCAGATCGGCAAAGCTATCGCTAGAATCACCGACACAGACATCAGAAACCTTTACTCTGGTTTCTCAAAGACTGTTGGTGTAGCAGCTACAACTGCTTCCGGCTATGCGCTAGCTAAATCTTACATTCTTGAGGGTATTCGCTACTTAAACTCTAAGAACGCTCCATTTGAAGATAGGGCTTTCGTAGTTGAATCCTATGGACACAAAGACCTTTTGAATACTGACGACTTCGTAAGATACGATGCTGTCGGCATAGGTGGAGACAAGAACGCTACAATGACTGCTAAGTTCGGAAAACTCTACGGTGTAGATGTTTACCTTTCAGAGCAGATCTACACGCTTTCAAGCGTTGCTTACGGTATGTTGTTCCAAAAGAGCGCTATCGGTTTAGCAGTTCAAAAAGCTATGAGAGTTCAGGCACAATACGATGTTCCAGCACTTGCTTGGGAATTAGTAGCAGACTCTTTATACGGTGTTGCAGAGCTAAGAGACGATCACGGTGTTTGCATACGATACAACCAGACCTAAAGTTTGACTGGGGTAGGGAGCTTACTATAAGCTTCCCCCTTAGTTAAAGCGCAAGGACAATATGAGGCAAGGAAAAATCGTTGATGTGACGAATCCAACATACCTTTTAGATAAGAATAAGGGTTCTTTTCGTGTGCCTGTTCTCAACAAAGGGTATTTTGAGATTCAAAACCTAAAGTTCAAAAACAGAGAAGCCTATGACGCCAATTACTTCGACTTAAAGATTGGCGATGAGGTATATCGAATACAAAAAGATGAATTATTAGCAGGATTGCAATATGTCTAAAATATCCAGAAAGATGCGCAGAGAGGTGGAATGTCTTTTGTATTTTCTGCCCGAAAGATGCAAGTGGAGCAAACCCACAGATGACGACATAGAGGATTATTTTAGAATCACAGCACAAGGGAAAGATTCTAAGGGCTTACACGACGAAAACAGACCGAGGAAAATAGGCGAGTCATACAATGGGCTAGAGACACTACTCTGGGGCAACACTTGGAGAAATAGGCACATCTACGAAGTATATGAAGAAGCGATGAAAGAACCCACAGAAGTTGGCGGATACTCCTCGTTTATCGAGAAGGACACGCCCAAATGTGTTGTTGACTACATCGCAAAAACAATATTTAAGGGGAATCTAAAAGAGTCCATAAACAAGTATTATGCAAAATTACAGGAGGACAGATGAAAGTAATCGCACTTATGCCCACTCGTGGCACAATATTTACCAAAACAGAGGTAGCCTTAGAACAGGAGATGCTAGAGAATGGACAACTCCCGTATATTTTAAGAACCGACAATATGCCGATACCTGATTGCCGAAATATTTTGGTCGAAAACGCCCTTAAAACAGACGCTAATTACTTCTTATTGGTAGATGATGACGTGATAATGCCCAAAAGTGGCTTAAAACGGCTTATAGAGGCAAACAGCGATATTGCGTTCATAGACTACCCAATGCACTACGAGGGGGAACGCTGGGGTAATATGGGAACAGCCACTTATGACGAGTGGCTTCCCGGCGATGACTGGAAAGACAAACCTGTGGCTTGGGCGGGGCTTGGTTGTGCTTTGGTTAAAAGGGAGGTCTTTGAAAAGCTCGAAAAGCCTTGGTTTAAGAACTTGGACAAAAAGATGACCCGAGATGACAAGGGCAAGTTAGACTTAGAGGGAACTGATGTTAAGATTGGCGCAGGTGGTGGTGAAGATGTTTATTTCTTCCTAGAAGCTAGGAAAGCAGGATTCGAGATTAAACAGGTCGATGGCACTTGTGGACACGCCAGATTCGCCAGAGTGGTCGGAGCTTTCAATTCTGATAAGTATTACACCCAACATAAGATTGTAATAAATAACAAGGTGGAGAAACCTTACCGATGAAAGACAAACACGGTAGATTCCTGCCTCATAAGAGAAAAGAGGTTGTATGCGCATAGTAATCTATTGCGGACATAGCTTCGAAGAATTTAGCCCGAAATCAGAAGAAGAAGGACGAGGAGGGTCGGAAGAAGCTGTTATCAATATGGCGAGGGAACTCGTCAAGTTGGGTAACGAAGTAGTGGTCTACAACCGATGTGGCGACGATGAGGGAGAATATGACGGAGTTAAATATGAAAACTACGAGTATTTCGAGGACATAACGGCAGATATAGTGGTCTTTTGGAGGCAACCTAACTATATATGGCAATTAAAGGACAAATACAAAGCAAAGCAAACCTACCTGTGGCTACACGATACTGTGCCTGAAACTGAGCTTTTAAAGATTAAACACTTTGTTGACGGAATATTCGTCTTAAGTGGCTTTCACGCCTCGCTCTACCCTGCTTTGCGGGATAAACTGATAAAAACCTCTAACGGGATAAATTTA